CGGCAGATGTAACTGACACGGCAAATGTTACATCCGCTGGAGCTTTAATGGATTCAGAGGTAGATGCAGATATTAAAACATTATCTTTACCTGCTAGCACTACGATTAGCACTTTTGCTAAAACTTTCCTAGATGATGCAGATGCTGCTGCTGTTAAGTCTACATTAGGGATTGCTGATGCAGCTTCGGTAAGTAACTTTGTTCCACGTAGCATTACATTTACGAACACTTCTGCATTTCTTAGCCTAGCTGATAATGCTGCATTGGATGTTGATGCAGGAGATTTTAGTTTATCTTTCTGGGCAAGGTTAGACGCACTTCCTAGCGACGGGATAGAACCCGTTCTTACTAAGCTTTCAGGAACAGGATACAGATTAAAGTTTTCATCTGGAAGTCTTATATTAACAATGCAGGACTCAGGTGGGGAGGCTAACTTTACATTAGCAACTGGTCTAAATGATAACAAGTGGCACGTATATGTAGTTACGGTTGACCGAAGTGGTAATGCAATAGCTTACGTTGACAATGTTGCTCAGACTGCTGTGGGGGTATCTGGCACTGCGGGAACATTGGCTAATGCTGGAGAGTTCAGAATTGGCTCTGATGGTGGTTCTAATGCTGGAGATGGCATCGCCCTTGGTAATTATATTGCTCTTCACAAAAGTGTTCTTAGTGTTTCTCAAGCGTCTGAGATATTTTTCTCAGCGGATGCAGCTTTAACCGCCGTAGCACCTACATTAATGGTAGACTTGCGTAAGGCGGATAAAACCTTTACCGATTTAAGCACTAATGCCCTTGCTGTTACTACCAACGGAACTATTATATTTAACGAAGGTAGAATAACTTCATTGGATGGAGTTGGCGACATCAACTGTAGCTCAATTTCTGCTGACGTTGCTGCAACTGGGCTAAATGTTATTTTTGATGGAACCGATACTGGGGACAATAAAATTACTCTTACGGACAATCTTGCTAGTGCCTTAGATATTACGGAGTCCACAAATAGCTACTTGAAGTTTACTACCACTAATAGCGGAGAAAAGGTAGTGCTCGGGAAGGACTTAGATATATCTGGCGACCACGACCTTATTATTGGAACAAGCACAGGAACAAAGATTGGAACTGCTGCTACTCAAAAGATTGGTTTCTTTAATGCTACTCCCGTTGTTCAACAAAGCGGAGTTAATGAAGGAACTGGGTTTACAGCAGGAAGCGGTGCAGCCGTAAACGATGTTTCTACATTTACAGGAAACGTAGGCAGCACGGCTTACAGAATAAACGACATTGTAAAAGCACTTAAGAATCTAGGTATACTAGCTCCGTAATGGCAATCTCTCACAGAACTAACAGACTGAAGCTCATCGGAACTCCAGCCGTTCAGCAACTACAAAATGGTCGGTATCAACTGACCGTTAACTGCACTACTATGAACAGTCGTGAAGACTGGTATAGTGCCAACAAGGCTCGCGTCTTTCCTGACTTCGGTTCACTAGAATCTGCAGAGATGTCCATTGATGGCCTAGCTCCACGCACAGGAGAAGCCTATACGGATATGCGACTTGTGTCTGTTCAGTCCAGCACACAGCAAGGTCAATACATTGTCACCTTAGTCTATCAAACACTAGGAGATAGCTTTGTTCAGGTAAAGGATGATACCGTTACCTACACTGAGAATGGATTGCGTCGAGTAATTAGAGAAAGTATTGCAAAAGCTGGAACGGATTTTCAAAAAACAGTTGGCACAACTTCTATTAATTCACAGATTGACGGAGAAACAGCGGTGCAGTGTTTTCTTTCTTCCTATGAAATTGATGACACGGATAGCTATAGAGAAGTAACCGAGATATACGTGGAACCTGGTGAAATTCAAACTTCAACAAGGCCAGGAAGAATAAGCGGAACAACTGAAGTAACAATTGTTTCAACGGGGACTGCGGTTGTTCCAACTGGAACTCTAATATTTAGTTCACAAACGGAAAAACAGGGTTACTCAACCTTTACCAGAACGGCAATTCAAGGAACTATAGCAGGAACAAAACAAACATATAAGGATGTTGTTCAGGTAGAAGTTCCTGGACAAGTCCGATGCACAGTAGCTGACGTATCAAGCGGAGGAGAGTCTGGATCAATTGCTATTCCTGAGGTAACACCTCGCAGAAGAAAAACAATTGCCGCTACGGTTACCGTTGAGGTTACAAATATTCCTCCCGATACCGCTAGCGTTGCATTTGATTTAGGTAATATTTCTTGCTCAGTTACGTCAACCAATGCTGCGTTAAGTCGAGGTCCAGGAAATACGGTTACAGTTTCAGGTGGTCCAGGCAATACTACATCTGAGACAGGTTTTACTCAAAACTTTTCAGCATCTGCCAGAGTATCGACCTTTCCTGGTTGTTTTTTAACATCATCTGCATCAAGTGGAGGTATAGATTATATTGCCGCTGAGGTTCCTGTCAAAAATGGTGCTTCTATTGGCGTAACAGAGCGTCGTGCAAATCGTAACACTAAGTGCATTGGAGCTGGTTCAACATCATCAACTGGTTATAATGAAACTGGAGTAATAAAACGTAACAGTCGCCCCATCCTAACTGCATTGGACGGAACAACTTTTTATGAAGTAATAACCTGGAGCGTTTAAAATATGGCAAAAAAAATGACCAAAACCGAACAGGGTCGAGCTACAAGAGTTGCTGAAAAAGCCGCAAGAGCTGCTGCCACCCAGGGTCGTCGAGACTCCGCTGCCGCTGCTCAAAAAAGGTCAGAGCAAAGAGATGACGGAGGAACAAGCGACCGTATGTCCCAGCGCGAAGCTTCAGCTGGTTTAAATCTTGCTGGCAACAATACGATGTATGGCAGGGGGCAACCAATGCCCACAATGTCAGAAAGGGAAGAGGCTGCTGGGTTAAATCTTGCTGGTAATAATACGTTGTCTGGAAGGGACGACTCTTTTTATCAGTTTTCATCAGGTTTACCAAGCGCAGATGAACCAGTGGATCACGGTGTTCACGACGACACCAACCCCGTGCTGGAACTGCCTCAGTCAGCGTTTCCCGTTATTATATGTGTAAATGGATTACCTTTTACTGCCTCTATTCAGGGAGAGATCGGTAGCGAAATAACATAATGCCAACTTCAACTCTATTTAATGCACTCGGAAGGGGCAATGGGTTTGGGTTTTGCATAGTTAACGCTAAAGACTCAGAAATAAATGCTATTGATGGAGAAACTTTTGCTAGTGGTGGGGGCGTTCGGGAAGCAGGGAAACTAAGGCTTGAAGAACTTGAATTTATTGAGCTTTTCCCTTACATATGGAATCTTTACTCCGTCAAGTTTCCCGACATTACTATCTCTACGAGTTACCCTAGCGGCGAGCCGCTGAAAATTGAGTATAAATTTCCAAATGCTGCAATTTACAAAATGGGAGACATAGGAGAGGGTTACGCTGATTTAAATGAGCTAACACCACGAAAACGAGTTTGTTTTGAACCAGATTTAACTCTTAGCCCATTACGCAATCAAGGCGACGTAGCGGAAGCAGATATAATCTCTGAACAGGATGATCCTGGTCCTGGCGACCCTCCATCATCTATCTCAGGCCTAGGTTACGCAAGGTTTGACGTTCACGGTATTTGTTTTGCCACAGATACAAAAAAGTATTATTTAGTGTATATGTCAGGTCTTTATGCGGATGATCAAGTAGACCTCATTCAGGAAATACCCTTTAGTGAACTAAACTTTGACTATTACACTTACAACTAACCCTTTATGATATAATACAGCTATGGCAATAGAAGATAAACCAAACCAAAGCCTTTTCGGAAAAGATTATAACGCCGAAGAAGAGGAAAGAAAGAAAGCAGAACTTGCGGCACAGGGCGCAATAATGGGGGCAGGCGATCAGTCCTTTAGGGGTGCAACTGGCATCCAAGACATTGCTGGTATACAAGGGGTTCCGCAGGGAGGAACGCTGGACCCAACGCAAGGTGCAAGGGACTTGTTAATAGGAAGACAATTTAACAGGGGTGAGCCAATTCGTATCTCGGATATGGGGTCACTCATTCAAGAACCGCAAGGCTTTCCTGCCTTAGATTCTAATATGGTTGCACAAGTTCCTGGCATTCAAAACATTAGGAACCCTGGTGCGTTTAATCCAGCAAACATGGAGACAGTTGAACCAGTGGGTCCGCCCACTACAGTTGGAGAATCCATAAGCCAAACTTACAATGAGTCTGTTTTGGCTGATTTAGTTAACAAGAGTTTTGGTCAAGAAGCATTTCAATCTCAAGCACCCGACGGAACACCTACGTATTCAATTTACAATAAACGCTTTGGGACTTTGGGTTCTCAAGTCCCTTATTCAGAAGCAGGTCCAGAAGCTAAAGCTCAAGCTATGAATTTTATGCTAGAGACAGGTGGACAAGAACGTCCTCTTCCAGAGACTCCTACATCTCCAGTTCGTACTCCTGAGCAAGTGCAAAGCATTTTAGGCGAACAGCGAGCCGCACAAGCCGCACAAGCTGCTTTAGCCCTTGGAGCAACCCCAAGTGTCACTCTACCCGTCGAAACCCCTTCAGAGGGCGCACAGGGGCAAGGAGCAGCACAAGCTCCAACTGCACCTACAAATGGATTAACTACCGTAGGTGGTGCATCACTATCAGAGTTTTTAAGTGGTCAAGCAATGCCCGAACAAGGGTTCACTCAAGAAGAAAGTCCTTTGGGTGGTCGTGGAGTAACTTTAACTCCAGACCAAATGAATAAACTTAGTGCCCAACGTGAAGCTAGACTTGATGCTCGACCAGACTTTGGTGAAGCTGTCAGTGATCGTGATCGTAGAGCGGCTAGAGGGGATGGCATTAGCATGGCAGACCAAGTTGATATGGCTAAGGCTAATGATCCTGATGCAACTCCTCGTGAGGTTGCTCGTGGTAATCAAGTTGCCAATGTACTTGGTCTTGAGTTAAAAACAGGTCAGCCGTCTGTAACGGCTGGTGGCCTTACGTTTGACCAACAGTTAGCGTTACGAAAACAAAATTTTGCTGAAGGAAAGTTTGACTATGAGCTTGCTAAAGATGCTCAAGCAACTTATACTGCAGGTATTGAAGCGTCACAAAAAGCCACCACAGAAGAAGCGCAAGCTGACACGGCTGGAAGAACAATGGTATCTGCAATTAGCAACATGAATGATGCTATGACTCGTATGGGTGGTCGTTCAGGTGAGTTCTTTGGTGGTGGATTCTTTGGTAAAATGGCTTCGTATCTTCCAGGAACTTCTGCGTATGACCAAGTTGCAGATGTTGAGTTCTTACAATCTAATGTTGCTTTGAATGCAATGTCAGAATTAAAAGAACTGTCTCCAACTG